CGGAGAGCATGACGGAAAGACGCTGCAGGAGGTGCTGCGGGAACACCCGGAGTATATGGGTGCTGCTGCCGATGCGGCAGGAGATCTGCCGATTCTGGTGAAGCTCATCGATGCCTCAAAAGATCTTTCGGTGCAGGTGCATCCGGACGATGTCTACGCATGGCGGCACGAGGGGCAGAACGGCAAGACGGAACTGTCTGCTGCCCTGGGCATCTATCACCTGGTAGGCGACGGTGAGAAGAACCCGCAGGTTTATATCTGCGCAGCGGACAAGGAAAACGCATCCATCTGCTTCAATGCCATGTGCGGCATGATTGATGCACGACCCTGGCTTGCCAAGAAGGTCAAGGTCATTCCCAGCCAGAAAAAGATCGTCCTCCGGGATGGATCCGGTTTCATTAAAGTCCTCAGCTCTGAGGCATACAGCAAGCACGGCTACAATGCCAGCTGCGTGATTTTTGATGAGCTGCACGCCCAGCCCAACCGGGATCTCTGGGACATCATGACCTTCGGCGCAGGATCTGCCCGTAACCAGCCGGTCTGGATTGTTCTGACCACCGCCGGCGATGACCCTGACCGTCATTCTATTGGCTGGGAAATCCATGACCAGTGCCGTCGTATCCTGGCGGCCCGTGCCGGTACCGGTCCCGCTGATGACGATAACCCTATTTGGCTACCGGTTATGTACGGAATGCCGGACGATCCGGAAGAGATCGAGAAAATCGACATCTACGACGAAGCAGTCTGGCGACGGTGTAATCCCTCCATTGGCGTGACAATTCCTCTGCGTACCATCCGGCAGGAGGCTATGGAAGCCAAAAAGTCGGAGGCAAAGGAACGGTTGTTCCGGTGGCTGCGTCTGAATCAATGGATTGCAACAAAGGCCGTTGGCTGGCTGCCGCTGACACTGTACGACCGAACCCAATGGCATGTGCCAAGGCTGGAGGAATTCTACAAAGGCAATCAGCTCCGCCGGGAGATGCGTCGAACCCTTCGAGGGAAGAAATGCTTCGGCGGCCTGGACCTGTCTACCACCACGGACCTTTCCTCGTTTGTGCTGGAGTTCCCACCACAGCCGGGGCTTGATCATTGGGTGGTCATCTTCTGGGCCTGGAGGCCTAAGGACAGCGTCATCGATGCCGAAAAGCGGGACCATGTTCCATACCGCGACTGGGAGCGGGCCGAATATCTCAGTCTGTGCGACGGTGACATGGTGGACTTTATGGAAATTGAGGACACGATCCTGGAAGCCAGGAAGCTGTACAACCTGGTTGTTCTGGGTGTTGACCCTTATCTTTCCCGAATGCTCAGCGGTCGGCTTCAAAAAGCCAAGATTACCGTGGTTGAGATCCGGCAGAACATGTCCGATATGAGCCCGGCTATGAAGGATGTGGAAGTCAAACTCCGATCCGGTGAGATGGTACATGAGCATAATACCTGCGCCCGATGGAATTTCGGCAATACCCGCTGCCGTGTTGACGGCAACGAAAATATCAAGCCCATGAAGAATCTGTCCACGGGCAGAATCGATATCACGGTGGCCTGGATAATCGCCCACGCCGCCGCCATGCTGGCCCCAGCCAACTCCCTGTCGGAGCGTGTGTCTTCCGGCCAGTGGCACATGTAAGAATGAGAGGCGATTGTATGAGTAAAAACCGCAATCAGAAGACATCCGCAGTGGATCTGCTGGTGGTTCTCCTGTTTTTCGTTGGTGTGGCCCTGATCGCAGCGGGCCTCTGGCTGGCAAGCCGTACCCTGTGCCTGGTGTTCCTGGGTGTCAGTGTCCTGCATCTGGCTGCCTGCACGAACAAAGCTGCAAATCCCCCTGAAAGGACGGTTAAGAAATGAAGCTATCTGAAGCACTCTTTTCTCCGGTGCGGGAGCACAGGTCCAGAAGCCCCACCGGCCGCAGTAATACCGCCGCAGTGGTGGCGACCGGGCCACTTTACGGCGTCCCCGGAGGTGTGCCCAGCCGAGACGCTGCACAAAAGCTCTCATCGGTATATGCAGCGGTGGAGATCCGCAGCGATGATATGAGCTGCCTTCCCAATTATGTCCTGGACACCCGCACCCGAGAACGGGTGGCGGATCATCCGATTTTATTCCTGCTGAATGTCCGTCCCAATCCGGTGATGGCCCCGCAGGTTCGGCGGAAACTCCTGGAGCGCAGCATCCTCTACACCGGCGCGGCCTATGACTGGATTATCCGGGACCCGGTCACCCGAGAGCCTGCAGAGCTGATCCCGTTGGTGGGAAATCTGGTGCAGGTGAAAATGGACCGGAACGGCCGGTGCTGGTACTACGTTACCAATCCCATCAGCAAGGAAATCTTTTGGGTGCCCCAGGAGGATATATGCCACTATAAAGGCCCTTCCGATGACGGCATCCACGGACAGAGCGTTCTGGCACATGCATCCCAGACCATCCAGGCCGGACTTGCTGCACAGGACTATAACAAGGCTTTCTATGAGTCCGGTGGTCAACCCTCCGGCATTCTGACCGTGGAAGGTGACTTCTCCGGCTATGTCCATGATGCAGATGGCAACCCCACGGAAAAAACCCAGAAGGATGCCATCCGGGAGGAATGGGAAAAGGTCCATGGCGGTGCGGCCAATGCTCACAAGGTGGCAGTGCTGGATTACGGCATGAAATACCAGGCGCTCTCCATCAGTCAGAAGGACGCTATGTTCATTGAGCAACAGTCCCAGACGGTGGAAGATATTGCCCGATATTTCCTGATGCCCCTGTATAAGATCCAGGCCGGCAAGCAAAGCTACAACTCCAATGAGCAGAACGCCATCGAGTATATGGGCCGGCTCCAGCCCCGTGTCACGCAGATGGAGGAGGAGCAGACCTGGAAACTGCTGTCCATGGACGATATCCGAAATGGTCTGGAGATCCGCAGCAATATGATGGCCCTGCTTCGCTCTGATCAGCAGAGCCGAGCCAATTACTACCGCATTATGCGGCAGGAAGGCATTTACAACATCAACGACATCCGGGATCTGGAAGACCTTCCGGATGTAGAGGGCGGCGACGAGCATGCCGTTTCTCTGAACTTCGTCCCGCTGAGTCTTTGGCGGAAACTGAGTTTGTGGCGAAATGGCGGCAAGGATGCCGCAGGAGGTGAGTAAATGGCAACGATCAATTTGTCTGGTGAACTCTTGGTGGATGACTGGGCGGAAATTTACCGCTGGTGGGGCTATGAAGCCGGTTTCTATTGTCCCGGTGACGTCCGTGCGGTTATTGAAACCCTGCAGCCCGGTGAGGAGCTGGTTCTGGAGATCAACAGCGTCGGTGGGCATGTGGACGCAGCTGCAGAGATCTACAGCATTATTCAGAAACTGTCCAACCCTACAAAGGCGGAGATCCAGAGTATGGCGGCCTCTGCTGCCAGTTATTTCCCACTGGCTTGCGACCGCGTAGATATCGCACTCCCGGCCCAGATGATGCTTCACTGTGCGGGCTGGGACCGTGGCGGCAATAAGCATGACCACCTGTGGACAGCTCAGCAGCTGGACGTCACAGACCAGTCCATCCTGGATGTCTACTGCCGTAAGTGCGGTGACAAGGCCGAACGGACGGAGCTGGAACGGCTGATGAATGAGGAAACCTACCTGTCTGCCCGGCAGTGTCTGGAGATGGGCCTGGTGGACGCCATCATCGGTGATGTGTCCAATTCGGGCACCGCCCCGGCGCTGGTTGCGTCCATCCATAATAACACCGTTCGGGCAATGCGTACGCTGCCGGATATCCAGATCCTGAAAGACCGGATGGAACAGCAGCGCATCGAGCTGGACCGGGAGCTGGCCGCCGAAAAGGCCAGATATGCAATGTAATTCATTTTTCAAGGAGGAACGAAAAATGCCTATGTTTGAAAATACCCGCAAAGAGCGGGACAATCTGCTGAAGCGCCGCTCCGACTTTCTGAAGGAAGCTGAAGCAGAAAAGGCCAAGGGTAATACCGAGGCCGCAAAGTCTGCCATGGAAAAGGCAAAGGCCCTGAATGGCCAGATCGATGACATGAATGACATGATCGCCGAAGCCGACCGCTATGCCAATCTCCATGCCCCCAAGTTCGGTAATGACCGGCAGGATATGGAGGAAATGGGCAAGATGCTGGCTTCCGGTGAGCGTGTCAAGATCAGCATCGTGGATACCCTGGCCGGCCTGCGGCAGAATGCAGGCACTCTGGCATCCGGCCCCATTGTCAGCCCCCAGGGTGGTGGTACCGAAATCCATGATGGTCATGCCGGTCAGATCTCTTCTCTGATTGATATGGTCAATACCGTTAATCTGAATGGCCTGGGCAGCTGGGAGGAGCCTTATGTGGTGTCCGACATGGAAGCCCAGGGTGGCAATATCAAGACCAATTCCGGCAAAGCCCGCGCTGAGTCTGATCCTGTCTTTGCCAAGGCAAAGCTGGCAGCCTATGAGGCAACCATCACGAGTTTCATTGACAAGAAGATCTCCCAGCTGAGTCCCGCAGACTACGCGGCTAAAATCCAGGTCATGGCCCTGCGTGCTTTGCGGCGTAAGGTCAACGGCCTGATCATCAACGGAGACGGCCAGGCATCTCCCGACATGTTCGGTCTGCTGAATGCCAAGAATACCGACGGCGCTGCCATCTTTGCCAATCTGGCAGATGTGAACGCCATCAACGAGAATACCCTCAATTCTCTGGTGTTCGGTTACGGTGGCGATGAGTCCGTCGGTGGAAACGCCCGTCTGATTCTGACCAAGAAGAACCTGAAGGCCTTCGGTGCTTTGCGCGGCACCAACGAGAAGCAGCGGCTGTACAAGATTACTCCTGATAAGGGTAATCCCAATATCGGTACCATCGAGGACGGCGGCATGATTGTGCCCTATTCCATCAGCTCCGCCATTGGCGACAGCAAACTGGCCTACGGCGATCCCTTCAACTACATGCTGGCCTTGTTCGGTGACTACGTCATCCGCACCGATGAGAGCGTCAAGGCTGTGGAGCGCATGCTGGCTATCCTGGGCGATGTCGCCGTCGGCGGCAACCTGACCGTGGACAAGGGCTTCTCCGTCGCCGAACTGGCTTAAGCTATGGCAGTTGTCAGCAGGGAAGAGCTTGCCACATACTGCAAGCTGGATGCGGACTATCAGATCGATGAGGCTGAGCGTCTGGCAGCGGTCATGGAATCCCGTCTGAAAAGGAAAGGAGCCAGGGATACCAAGGCCACCCATGCAGACTTCTGCCTGGCTGTCAAAGCCATGACCCTTCACGAACTGGATCACCCTGGGGAACCCATTCCCCAGGGAATTCAGACCACCATCAACGAGCTGAAGATGGTCAAGCATGGAGGTGCAACCGGTGAGAGCTGAAAAACTGCGGCATCGCATCACCTTCCAGGTGCAGCCCGGAGATAAAAGCTCCCTGGGTTCGTATGAAGCGGAATGGACCGATGTGGTCACCGTCTGGGCTCAGATCGTGCCGGTGTCCGGCCGGGAATACTTTGGACAGGTCCGGGAAACGGCAGTGTCCCACAAGATCTACTGCCGGTACCGGGAGGGCATCACACCGCGGATGCGGATCAAATTCGGCAAGCGCATCTTCCAGATCCAGTCTGTTCTGAACTGGGAGGAGCGGAATGAAGGGCTGACCATCATGTGCGAGGAAGTGGTGTGATGAAGGAACTGGAAGGCTTTGATGAACTGGCGAAATCCTTTGCGGATTCTGCCAGGGAACTTCCCAGGAAGAACCTGAGCAAGGCCGTGAAGAAGGGTGCCACTATGGTACAGCGATCTGTCCGATCTGCTACACCTGAGCGGACCGGTGACCTGAGCCGGGGACTGATCCTTCATAAGGAACGGTCCCGGCAGGAAGGAAAAGTCGTTTATGATCTGATGCCGGATCCGAAAATGAACGATGTTTTCCAGAAACCCATCCGGCAGCCCGTGCGGAGCAAATCCTCCAAGGGCTATTATCCGGCATCACAGGAATACGGCTTTTTTACACGGCGTCCCGGTGGCGGCATGACCTATACCAGGCCCAACGGTGAGACGGGTCATATGGACAAGGTCCCCGGCAAGTATTATATGCGCGGCGGCGCAGAGGTTTCCGGTGATGCGGCCGAAACGGCTATTGTCGGAGAAATCCTCAGCGAGATCGAGAAAACCTTTGGGGGATGATATGGATATCAACGGCATCTTGCTGGAAGAAACCATGATAGCAGCGTTGGAAGCCTTGGATGGGCTAAGTGGCCGGGTTTGCCCGGTCATTGATATCCAGAAAAACACAGGGCCGCTAGTGGTTTACGACCAAAAAATCGAAAGACAGGAGCAGGAGCTGGAAGGCGACTCCGGCCTCCAGACGGCATCCTTCGAGATCCATGTGCTGCACAGCACTTATCGGAGGATGCGGCTGCTCTCTGAAACTGTAAAAACTGCTCTGAAATCTTTGCGGGGCAGTACCAAAGGGCCGCTTCTTATTGAAGCGGTCATTCTGGAATTGGCGACACCCGACCTGCTGGAAGGAAAGGTGCAGCTGTTCCGAAGAACCTACAACGTGACATTTAACTACCAAATCAAGGAGGAATAACCTATGGCAAAATCCCGTTCTGTCGGTACGAAGTTCATGATCGACGAAAGCGCAGTGGGTGGTCTGACCAGCATTGGCGGCGTCGAAGTCTCTGCAGAAACGACTGACGTCACCGCGCTGGACAATTCCACCGGTTATAAGGAATACCTGGGAGGCTTTAAGGATGGCGGAGAAGTACCTCTGGAAGGCTTCCTGGATGGTGAAGACGCCGGCCAGGATGCTATGTATGCAGCAATGGAAGACCAGGCGATCCATCAGTTCTCCATCGTGTTCCCTGCAGCTATCGGCAAGACCTGGGCCTTCCCCGGTGTTGTGACCAAATTCGCTACTTCCGTAGCGCTCAACGACGGCATCAAGTATTCCGCATCCGTCAAGGTCACCGGCAAGCCCACGCTGGCCAAGAGCGCAGGC